ATTAAGTGGTGCGCTAACAGGAAAACTAAACACGGTTGTACTTTCTGGCTTGCCTACATCTGGTTCGTTGGGAATACCTTGAGCCTTCATAAACTCTGTAAGTGGGTCTTTGTTATCACCACGTACAGTTCTGATATAATACTGGCTATGCCTTGAGTGAATACCACTTGCGCTGTCTACAAGCTGTGACACAGTGCCTGATGGCTTTACACAAGTGATTGCAGCAGACACAGGAATACTTAATTGCTTTGCGATAGATTTGTTTGTTTCAACCGCTGTGTCACGTAGATTTTCAAGCATCTGACCAATGTTCTTGCCTAACTTAGCTGACTTTCCTGATGTCAGTTCATTATCCATGATACCTGTCAGAGACACGCCAAGCAATCTTTCTTCCTCTGTATTCTTTTTCCAGACAGAACGAAGGTACTTGAAGTTAGTTAGTGTTGATTGGAACGTACCCAAGATAGTTGCTAATCGCACTTTTTCTTTAAGCGTTTCTGTTGAATCACCAGCACGTACTACAACTTCAGAGAGATTGCAGAACTGATTGGGGCGTAGGATAATCTCAGAACAAGGGTTAGTACCAAAGTCCTGTTCAGCATCCCTGCGTCCATTCTTTGCCGCCTGTGTCTTTGCTGACTGACGATTAAAGATGCCACGCTCACCAGAATGTGATTCGTACAGGGAAAGCCATTCACGCATAAATGTACCCATCTCTGGCTTCTCTTTATACGCTACAGAGTTATTAGCCAAAGCCCGTTGACCATCCCGTTTAATGTTTTTCTCTGGTTCATCCCACCATACACCAGATTTAGCGTGGCGCATTTGGTCATCATTAAGATTGGATAGGCTAATAAGTGCGCTACGTCTTACTCCACCTACAACTACAACTTCACCAATCTTACACATAATGTCGTGACATTCAATAGGATATAACCTACGTCCTGTCGCACCTTTAAACTTGTTGATAATAAAGTGAAACAAGTCTTCAAGAGGGGCTGGGCCACTGGCTCTACCACCAAATGTCTTGAGCCTTGCACCTGCGGGGCGTACCTCTGATACATCCCACTTAGGAATCTGACCAGCGTACAGCATAGCAATAAGTTCCCGTAGTGACTTGGCCCAGCCCGGACGTGAATCGCCAACCTTAATGATAGTATCTGTGTGATGCATATCTTCGTTGACGATTGGTAGCTTCTCAATGTTGTGACGTTCAACAGAGAAGCCTACACCTGTGCCACACATGAGTATGTACATTGCTTCATCAAACGCACGTGGGCTATCCACAGGCACGTATGAACAATTGTATCCACCCACATGACAACGGTCAAGGGCAGGACCAGATGTCATTAAGGCTCTCATGCTTGGCATAATATGCTGGTCAAGAACGGCAGTTTCTAATTCTGCACGTAACTCATCAGCAAGGGTGTACTTGTGTTTCTTCTTTAGATGAACAGTCATGTAATCAAAATAACGTGACACTGTTTCAGGCCATGTCTCACGCCTTTGCTCATCTTCTTTCCATCTTGCATAGCGAGACAGAGCGATAAAGTTTTGATAGTCTGTAGGTAAATAGTTGCTTATCATTTTTTACTCCTGCATTGTTTTTATATTACGAATTTTTATTCCTTCTACATCATAAAGATATTCCTGTATACTTTCTTCTAGTTCCTCTGCAACATTTTCGTCAGCAGGTACAGGATATTCTTCAGGGTCAACATCTAATGTAAGAAATATCTTAACTCTTATCATTGTCTATGCTTCCTAAAAGTTTGTCAAGATACCACGCTGCTTTACGCAAGTCTTGATTTTTACCCTTGTAGTTTTCTCTCCATGTGTATTTTAGATTGTTACCTTTGCAGTAACCTCTAAACTCTACAGGTGTAAGAGCCGCTTGAATAGCATCAATACACTCGATAGAACCACCATTATAATGTGGTGGGTCATTTACCATATCTACCTTACCGTATACCTCTTTGCCTATCCGTTCTGCTTTTTCAATCTTTTCCATGATGTTTTTATAACTGGTCACTATGCATTTCCTTTCGTTTTTGAGTCAAAGTTTATTCTAACTACATTACCTTCCTCTTGAGTAATAGTAGGTTTATTTTCTAACTCAACATCGTAGTGTCTGTCAACCCTTTCTTCTACAAATTTATGAACTAGATTACGAAAATCCTCATACATCTCCATAACAGGTATGGTTGAAGCTATCATTTTACAAAAGTGCATAACTTGAAAATAATCTTCATCAGATAATGTATTGTCAGGTTGACTTATTATTGCAACATCAATCTCACCGTTCCAAGAACCATCACTATCTACAGTGGGTCTTATCCGTAACATAAAATCTTCTCTGTCTATACTCTCTTGTTTCATGACTAACTCCTTCTCACTTTACTACCAGTAAACTTTATAAACTTAGGATGTTTATTTTTTCCTTTTTCTTTTAGCCATTCTTCAGGTATGATACGGTCATAATATCTGAAACCATATCTTATACACCACTCAGCATAGCTAGACTTTGCACCCTTTCTTAACTTACGTCTACTATTTTCAAATACAAATCTTATATCGAGACTAGGGTGTTGCTTTTTGATAGCAAGATGCTTACGTCTATCTGCTGCTGTAAACATTCCCTTTGTTTCAATTATTAGTCCATTGAAAAGAATAAAGTCAGGTGTATAGGTACGGTAGGCTAAGTCTTCCCATTCTATCTTAATACATTCATAACCAAAGTCAATCTTTAGTTCTTTTAAATAATCAGATAGTTTAAATTCTAAGCCTGACCTGTACCCATACTTACGTGCAGCCCTAAACTTTTTAAAGTTTGGTGGCATTACCGCAGATTTCTCCACGTAAGGCCACTGTAACCCATAGCCTTCATCTCCTCACGTATCATAGCGTCTGCTTCGTTACGTGCTTCAATTGCTGCTCTTAGACCAGCAGTGCGCTTCTCACGATACTCTTTACGTAGTTCTACAAGATGTGTTTCGGCTTCTTTAATCTGGTCTAACAATTCTTGTAATTCATCCTGCATTTTTATACTCCTCTGTTAGTTCAACATAGTCTACTAGTTTTGGCGTTATTGCTTTTGACAATACCGCTTGACGCTGTACCAAATTAGGCCAGCAATCTTTGCGATAAGAGCAGAACGAACAAGTCTTACACAAAACTTTATTGCCTGTAAATTTACCCCGGAATGTTTCATCCTCTGCTTCAAAGCAACGCTCAAACTTGTTTGCGTCTAGTGTTTTTACAGTCTGTTCTACTTTATCTATCTCTTTATCAATATCAATACCACTTGCTGGTACATATTTAAATTGACCATTAGCTTTGTTTACAACCCACCAGCCGCCAGCTTTTTTATCCGATGCTTTTGCGTAACCTGCTAGTTGTGCAACATATCCAAACGCATCGTTGCTTGCCAGAGTGTTGAAGGACTCAAACTTATTTCCGTATGACCAGTTTGAAGCTGATTTAATATCATCAACTGCATCCCGAATGACAATATCATATGTGCCAGACACGTTAGTATTACTGAGATTAAGAGTAACTTTTTTACTGTCTTCATATTTTACTCCCGCTTCTTTCAGTAATCCTTTGAAGACAGCCTCAACAATGTCTCCAATCATCATGTTCATTACAAATGTTGTAGGCTTTGGTAAAGCTACCTCTGGTTTATTCTTATCATACCAGAGTTGGCAGGTGGGTCTACCTATGTTTGACATTCTCAAAGTAAACCCACCACCATTTTGTTGTGTACCAAACTGCCGACTTAACGCATCTTTAATGTCGCTTGCTACTTGGTCAATGGTTGTATCAGACATTGTTGTTTTGCCTGATACTGCATCTTCCATGTATTGATGCAATGCAAGTTCAGCAGGATGGTTCATTACGCTACCTCGTCTTCCTCTATTTCAATATCAACCAAACTATCTACAACATCAACATCATCTTCATCCATGTTAGCTTTAGCTTTCTTAGCCCATGCATCAGCAATGTATGAGTTATAGTTATCTATCCAAGACATAAAGTCAGCAAACATTGCGTGGTCTTTGTCTGTGATATTGATTGTCTTTGAAACATCAAGCGACACTACAGGAAGGTAAAAGGCATTACCGTTAGGTAACTTTCTTTCCTGAGTGTTAGCCGTAATGATGTGTTGCACGGGAAGCCGTTGCATTTTTGCAAGTGAAGTAAAACTCTCTCCTACAGTTTTAAATGCGTCACGGTTGTCAATCTCCCAAATAAATGGCATAGACTTAATATCGGCATTATCTCCATTAGATGTTATAGCTTCGTTAAGTTCTACAGTGCCAAGTACAACACGAACACGTTTTATCTGCCTGATTAACTCTTGTGTCTTCTCTGGCAGTGCCTTGAAGTCTTTGATATAACCAGCAGGTTTGCCACAATTAAAACCACCATCATTATCCTTGAGGTCTACATTCAAGTCATCATTCATTAGTGTTTTAATGTAGCGATTAGGTGCATCCCCCATGCCACGTACAAAACGCTTGTACATGAAACGCTGTAAAAAAGGACGCATCTTAATTGATGAAGCATAGTAAGTCTCGCCATCAGGAATCTCTAATTTGTATGTACCACCAGAGACAACTTCCATGTTGACCATCTTACCTTTTACTTCTGTTTGCCCCATGATAGGGCTGTGATTGATACGCAAACGAGCAAGTGTACTGACCTTTTCTTTTTGGCTTGCACTTTCTGATGCAATGCCCATAGCTTTAGCCATAGCTGCGTAGTTATTAGTATCAATCGTAGTTAGTTGTGTCATATATTTACTCCTTATATTTTGAAAGTTTGATAGTTATATCAGCTTACATCTTTCGTGTCAAGCCAATTATCACCTATTTTTGCCTCTAAAAGTAAAGGCACATTAAAATTAACTCCCCACCTCAATGCAATCAAATTAGGTAACTCTTTATTTGTATTACTAATTGACTCAATGACTGCTTTCTCTTCATCAGGATGTACATCAATAACTATACTATCATGCACTGTGTTTACTATACATGATTTCATATTAGATAGCAACCCCTCAATGTGCATAAGTGCAATCGGTACAATATCAGCAGTGGCAAATGATTGAACGGGGTAGTTCTTTATTTGTGTAAAGTGTGACACCCTGCCACTTGCTTTGCGTTCAACATCAGGGAAAGCAAACTCTCTACCTGATGGTGTTCGTATGACACCTGTATTTAAAGCCTCTTTAGCCAATCTGGTATGCCAAATCCCAATTCCTTGGTATTTTTCCGTGAAGTGGGTGTAGTATTT